TGAAAGAGCATATAGTATAAGAAAGAAAACATTACCAGCTCTTGAAGTATTCCAATCAATTCTTACAGAAAGAAAAGATACCGGTAGGATTTATGTTATGAATGTAGATCATGCAAATGAACATGGAGCCTTTGATGTTGAAAAAGCTCCTATTCGTATGAGTAATCTATGTTGTGAAATCGACTTACCAACTAAGCCATTGGAATCATATGATGATGAAAATGGTGAAATCTCTTTATGTACATTATCAGCCATAAATTGGGGATTGATAGATGATACAAAAGATTTTGAAAAATATTGTACACTTGCTGTCAGAGCATTAGATAACCTATTGGATTATCAAGAATATCCAATCAAAGCTGCACAAAATGCTACAATGAATCGTAGACCTTTAGGTGTAGGTATTATTAATTTAGCTTATTTCCTAGCTAAGCGTGGATTAAAATATAACGAGGAAGCTTTTGATCTTATTGATGAGTATGCTGAAGCATGGTCTTATTATTTAATTAAAGCTTCAATGGAAATAGCTGAAGAAAAAGGTGCATGTTTGCTCTCAGATGACACAAAATATGCATCTGGAAAACTGCCAAATGATACATATAAAGGTGCAGTAGATAATTTAGTGAAGCGTAAATCTACACTACCATGGGACTCGCTGCGAAGCGCTCTAGTAGAACATGGTATTAGAAACTCTACGTTAATGGCATTAATGCCTGCAGAAACATCTGCACAAATTAGTAATAGTACAAATGGTATTGAACCTCCTAGAGCTTTAGTATCATATAAACAAAGTAAAGATGGAGTCATGGCTCAAGTAGTTCCAGGCTATCATCACCTTAAAAATAAGTATGATCTATTGTGGGATCAAGAATCTCCAGAAGGCTACTTAAAAATTTGTGCTATACTTCAAAAATATATAGATCAAGGTATTAGTGTTAATACCTCTTATAATCCAGAACACTTTGAAGATAACAAAGTACCTATGTCTTTAATGATTAAAGATTTAGTTATGGCGTATCAATTTGGATTAAAGCAACTCTATTATTTCAATACACACGACGGATCAGAAGACGTAAAAGATGAACCTTTAGCTTTATCTGAAATAGACGACGAAGATTGCGAGAGCTGTGTTATTTGAAAAAGAAAGAACGAATACCTCTAAGTGGTGGAGATGAATGGGATGCTCTAAGTAAAAGATCCCGTAAATTTTACGGCTGGGGTAGGGGAACACTTAAAAAAATTAAACGAAGATATAATAAACGATTTAGACAAAAAGGAAAGATGAATGGCAATATTGAAGAAGAATAAAAAATCCCACTTGAAAAAAATGATGTTCCTTGATGAAGCAGTAGATATTCAACGCTATGATGAACTTAAATATCCTGCATTAGATAAGATTACAGACAAACAACTTGGATTCTTTTGGAGGCCCGAAGAGGTAGATATTTCAAAAGATAAAAAGGATTTCGAAAATCTTACAGAACACGAACAACATATCTTTACATCAAACTTAAAACGACAAATCTTACTAGATAGTGTACAAGGACGTGCTCCTAATATAGCATTCCTTCCAATTGCTTCATTACCTGAAGTAGAAAATTGGATTGAAACATGGTCATTTTCAGAGACCATACATAGTAGATCTTATACACATATTATCCGAAACATATATCCGAATCCTTCCACTGTATTTGATAATCTATTAGACATAAAGCAGATTATTGAATGCGGGAATGATATTGCTCAATATTATGACGATTTGATAGATTGTAATAATTCTGCAACTAATAAAACCGACCACAAAAAAGCACTATGGATGTGTATGAATAGTGCTAATGCATTAGAGGGGATAAGATTTTATGTATCATTTGCTTGTTCATGGGCGTTTGCTGAACTTAAGAAAATGGAGGGTAACGCTAAGATCATTAAGTTTATTGCTCGAGACGAAAACGTACATTTAGCTAGTACTACTACCATGTTAAAAAATATGGTAAAAGAAGATAAAGAGATGGAAAAGATATCCATCGAATTAAAAGATGATGTAACTAAATTATTTGTTAAGGTAATTGAACAAGAAAAAGAATGGGCTCAATTCTTATTTAAGGATGGATCAATGATTGGCCTTAATGAAAAGTTACTAGGAGATTACATTGAATGGATAGGTGCTAAAAGAATGCGTGCCATTGGATTAGAATGTCCATTCAGTGTATCAAAATTAAACCCATTACCATGGACAGAAAAATGGATTGGTGGTGGTAATGTTCAGGTTGCACCACAAGAAACAGAGATTAGCTCTTATGTTGTTGGAGGTGTTAAACAAGACGTCGATCAAAAGACACTATCAGGATTATCACTATAATGGAAATCAGTGCAACATATCCAATTCAATATAATAAACCAAATATTGAATATCAACAAGTAACTGTTAAAGTTAATAATGAAAAACAAACTGAAATAGTTTACACTTATAATAATCAAGGGCATCTTATTGAAACAGTTGTTCGTAATCATGAAATAGGATCTGTATGAATATAGAAAAAATCACAGATATTCATCCAATGAGACAAGTTTTTTGGGCTTCGATTATCCAAGTAAGTGTGCTTGGATTTATGGGATTAGCAATGTTTTTAATAGGAGTAGCATTTAAATGAATATAGAAATTTATAGTAAAGAACAATGTCCATATTGTGATATGGCAGAAAGAATTGCTCAACAATTTGTACAAGAGTCTGAGCACAAATATGAAAAATTTATGCTTGGAGTAGATTTCGATAGAGAAAAAATGTTAGAAATGTTTCCAACTGCAAGGACCTTTCCACAAATCAAAATTGATGGAGAATCTATTGGAGGCTATACGGAATTCGAAAGGATCATCCGTGGTTTTTGATTGCCCACACTGTTACGTAACAGTAGAAATAAAATACGAAAATTCAGAAGATAAACCAGAATCTATATTTTGTCCAAGTTGTGGCGTAAAAGAAGAAATAGAACCATTAGACTTTGATAACATAGATTTTGAAGAAGAAGATCTCTGGGATGAATAAATACCTATATGGATTGGGAAAATAAATGGAAATATCAGGGGATGACATTTACTCCAGACGAACCATTCACTTTTGAAAGGTTTGGAAAGGAATGGTATGGATTCGTATATTGTATTACAAATAGAGCTACTAATAAAAAGTATATTGGCAAAAAGTTCTTTTGGTCTAAAAAGGTTCTACCAAAAACTAAATCAAGAAAAAGAAGAAAAATAACCTATGTTGAATCAGATTGGAGAGATTATTATGGTTCAAATAGAGTATTAAATGAAGAAAGAGAAGTAGCTGGTGATAGCATATACCATAGAGAAATACTTCATTTGTGCCAAACTAAAGGAGAATGCGCATATTATGAAGCTAAAGAGCAGTTTGAAAGGGAAGTTCTACTTACCGACAATTACTATAATGGTATTATAAGCTGTAAAATTGGTGGACCAAGCGTAAAAAACTTAAAAAAATAGTTTACTTTTACTCAAAACTGTGTTATAATATACTATTAAGAAGGAAATTTAATGGCTAAAATAATTAATACTTTTGTAGAACTTAGGCAAGCACAGCTCATGCAAGAAGAAATGGATGATGATGTTATTGCAGCCGATTTATTTGAACAATCCATTGACCTCGGAAGATATGCTTTGGATTTAATTGAAACGGGTCTAGAAGAATATGGCGTAGATTTTGACTACGGCAGTAATCCAGAACTAAAAGGAGATATGTTTGTTGTCTTAAACTTAATAGTTTCATCACTATTAAGAGACCAAGGACTCAAACATGTTCTTCAAGAAGATTTGGATATTTTGAAAGATCGTATTATGGAATTAGAAAAATACCAAGATGATATTACTTGACTATAGTCAGATCGCACTATCCAACATCATAGTGCAAAAACTTAATGATGAAGCAATGATAAGACATATGATACTTAACAGCATTCGTATGTATAACAAAAGATATAGAAATGACTATGGACAAATGGTTATTTGCGCAGATGGTATGAATACATGGCGTAAAAATTTCTATCCTGAATACAAAGCAAGTCGTAAAAAAGGACGTGATAGTTCTGGACTTGATTGGCAAGAGATCTTTAGAGTACTTAATTTGGTAAGAGATGAAATCAAAGAAAACTTACCATATAAGGTATTACATATAGAAGGTTGCGAAGCTGACGATATTATTGGTGCACTTACTTATGAAACTCAAGAGTTTGGTAAATTTGAACCTGTCATGATTATTTCATCTGATAAAGATTTCATTCAGTTACAAAAGTTTTCAAATGTGAAACAATTTTCACCAATACAAAAGAAAGCTGTTGTAGATAAGCATCCAAGAAAATACTTATTTGAACATATATGTCGTGGAGATAAAGGTGATGGTATACCAAATATTCTATCTCCTGATAATTGTTTCGTTGATGAAATAAGACAAACACCATTAAAACAAAATTTAATTGATACATGGATAGATGATGAATCTATCATGCCTGAAGAAATAAAAAGAAATTTTCATAGAAATAAACGTCTAATTGATCTCAATGAGATTCCAGAAGATATATATAATAATATAGTTAATATATATGATGGCCAAAAGCCGGCTATGAAAATGAAAGTATTAAATTATT